GGTTCGTAGCTTTCTAAACTCATTCACTACCAGCATATCTTGCCACGAAGCAATAGTTGTCCCGGCAATTACAAATGCCGCTGTAAGAATAAAAAATAATAGTTCTGTGTTCATCGTTCTATTTTTTCAAGGGTTTCATAAAATGTACGATCTATCTTCAATCCAGTCTCCAACATGTATGAATCATTAAATATGGAATAATCCATTACAAATAAAGTGTCTCCGCGAAAGATCACTTGGTTTCCGACTTCGGCATCAAATTTTTCAAATTGCTTCTCTGTCATGCGTAATCCCGTTACAACCCCTGCTGATACCAGTACAGTTATTATTACCATGATGAGAACGGTTCTGTCTATTTTCATAGCTTATAGTTTGTCAGGTTTAGATAATCATCAATTGCATTCCGGATGTTGGGTTGAGCACCCTCCGAAGATGTTTCCTGCAAACGCATCCCGCGTCCTGTTGAGGATACTCGTAGCATCCAACCATTCCCATATCCTTTGGTCAGGTTTTGTAAGGCATCAAGCCTTTCTGTGTCAGTCCATTCTTTTTCTGTCATAGCTTTATAAATATTAATGAAGCAACTGTTAATATTAATAATACGATGCTGGTGTAGCAGACGTACATCCACGCTTCCATTTTATCTTTGTACTTGCGGCCTTGTTCTATCATGGTTTTATATTTCATTTAGGTCAGCAAATAATGTTCTTGCCAACATGTATTTGTAACATCCCTGTTGAGATTCCATTGGGATCCTTCTAATGGTTCGGTCACAAGACTTGTTCAGCTTGATTCCAGAAGCATCCCCAGTGGTTTCAGGATATGCCCTAACATCAGAGATTGACACGGTGAGATCACCAAACAGCAGCCGAACAATTGGATTATCCTTATCAGTCCTACGTAAGAGGATCCGTTTCTGTCGTTCCTTTCGCTTGCTTTCTGGTAACCACTTCAGTTGCCATCCCCGGTTCTGTATAGGATAGAATGGAGTTACTGTGACCCAGATCTTACGCCAAGCCTTTTGCCACCAAGTGAGATTATACAGCATCCGAGTGCCTCTATTAACATCTTCACCAACATTATGAACAATCCACCAATGGATTCCCATCTCTGGTCCAAGTCTGCCGATCCAGGTGATGAGGTTGCTTGCGATGTTACCCAGATAAGCTCCAGGATTAAACAGGGCATAGAACCACCACTCAGCCCACTTACTGCCCTTCATAGTTTTCATCCACAGGTTCATTCCCCGCATCCGTGGCACCTTGGATATGAAATCAGTAAACTCTTCCTCACTGAGAGTGTTCTTTTTGTACTGGATGAAGTAGCTCCAATGATCCCGGCTGGCAAATTCTTCACCTTTCTTGTCGTATTTGTATATGGTAGGATCTGGGGTGACTGACCCCGGAGTACTCATAGCTTTAAGTAGAAATGTTGGATGTCTATATAGCACATATCCAGTTGGAGTCAAATCTAGGCAACTCTCCAAAGCAGGGTTCACTTCATTTAGCTTTCCGTGGGCATACAGGTATTCCATCAACCTGCCGATGGCATCACGCCAGCTTTTCGGATCTCCAAAGATCAGAAGAAATCCCCATGTGTCCCATTTGAAATGTAGTTTAGTCATGCTTATAAATAGTCTGCCAACTCTTCAACCCATTCCGGATCATTGAGTTTGGCATGCAGTTTTTGTAAGTCCTTTTCAAAAGATTCCCTATCCTTTCCCGAAGCCATCTGACTTTCAGGATTGGGGATGTTGGCGTAGGCATTGAGAACCGTAAAAGCATTATTGAATTGTAGTTCTCCGGCTACTTTGATTGTCTTGTTCTTAGAATCATACTCGCACAGGTATAGTATGCCCAGAGTAGATTCAAGAATTTCTGTTCCTAAGAATGTTTTCATATCAGTCATTTTCGTCAATTCTATTGGTTCCTATTAGCATTTCCACCACCTTACCTTTTTGTATACGGTACTGGTGCTCCCCATGATCCAGTATAAAGGATTTAGCCCACATACGTATCCTGATAGTATCACCGGATTCGTTCACAAAAATCATTGATTGGCCAAGGTCTAATTCCCGGACTTCAATGGCTCCATTTTCTTTCGTTTGTAGTTTCATAATTAAAATATTTTGTTTGGTTTGCGAAAATCAAATTCATCTTTAATAGCCTGCATCTGAGCCTGTATCTTCCTATCCGTTTCAGTCTCTTCCAGTTCTTTCTTAAGTCGGACTTTATCCTTATATATGTCAACACGTGCCCTTATTTCTACATGACTTTGGCAGTTCGTACACCAATTATCCAGTGGGGAACTATCACTAAAATAATCCCGATCTATGACTTCTTCGGTATTAGGATCCACCCAAATCCTGGTCCAAATATTTGCGCGTTCACAACGAACACAAACGAGTTGATCATCAGTGTCCCCGGATACGAGTTGATCCAGCTTGCTTTGTATCTGTACAACCTCACCACGAAACTCTCGTTCGGTAGTAATTAAATTTTCTATTGTCTTTATGGCATAGAGTACCGTGGCATGGTCTTTCAAATACTCACTACCAATAACAGCAAGGGAAGCTGTGGTATATTTCTTTGCCAAGTACATGCACAATTGTCGGCGTTGTACGATCTCTCGTTTACGCTTTTTCTGCATGAGTTCCCAAGGTTCCATTCGATAGAACCGACAAACGATTCTGGTAATCTTGGGCAGGAACTCCTTTGGCTGTTTGGTTATTTTGAGTACTACGCTCATGACACTGTTGTTATACCTTTACGGATCTTGGTTTCAAATACTTTATCGGCATTGTCAATGATATCTTCCTTGGGGATCCGTTCGTCACTAACCATTATAATCTGCAGGTTCAGCTTCTTGGAAACTTCCCGGGCCATCTCCAATACCCTGAGATTAGCTTCATGCCCCTTGAGATGTTTGAACGGCTCATCCAACATAAGCACGTTCCGTGTATGTGGTCTTGCCATGGACCAGGAAGCAATCCGGAGGGCAAAAGCGGCAACGTCTACCGCCCCGCCTCCGGACGCTGAAAGTGGATCTACTTTATTACCATCCCGGGTGAAGAAGAGATCACACTCAGTCTTGTTCCTGCGTTTTACAAATTCTACTATCAGTTCATATGGATCATCAAATACAGCTTCCAGTGCCATGGATGTCAGATCACCTATGTGGAACTGGATCTGTTCCTGGGTCTTCAGAGCTACAATGCGCATGATTTCTCTGGCCTGGTCGTGCTTTTTCAGCTTGCGATTCTCAGTACGCAACAGGATCTTGTTCTCAGAGATTGTAGTCTTGATCTGAGCCAGCTTACCTTTTTGCTGCTCCAGCTTATTTCTTATATTTTGTATGGATTGGGCCATGATATCCTTTTAATCTTTTTTTGAAAATGCTTTTATTAAACCAGCGTTTTGCTTTTTCAAGTTGTTCCTCAGTTACAGGTTCGCCGGGATCATCTATTATGATAATGCGTTCATCCTTTTTCATAACTCATACTTTTCTTCCAGTTTTATAACTCCCCCTCCGATTTGGGTGTTGAGATCTTCAGCCTCCGTTTCAAGTCCCTTCAACTTCTTCTCAGCTTGCTTGGTCGTGGTACACTTCCACTGATCCTTGAGTTCTTGCGTCACCGCCTCCTTCTTCCCTTCCAGTTTAGCGATCTCGGTTTTGGCATTGTCAATATCCTGCTTCAGTTCCAGAAGTTTTTCAGTCGTGCTCATGGTTGTATTGCTTTATATATTATATCACGTATATCCTGATCCGTTTCATTGGTATTGAAAAAGACTTCAAGGTTCTCCTCAAAACCAGTTTCCGCTTCCCAGGTAGTATCAAGTTTAGAAATGAAGGCATCAATTCGCCTTTCCCTGCGCTCCTTGACATCGATGTGGTCCCGGGTAAGCACACCTTCTGTGATGGGCAGGTACACGGGTTCCACGGTGTTGGATAAAGCATACCAGAGGTATACCCGGGGCTGGTGGTCTATCTGAGCAGCGGTCATTCGCATCATTGATCCCGGGTTTACCAGCAGCCTGCCCTCGTATGCCTGAACGAAGGGAATGTGGTTGTCTCCGGTTACGATCAGGTCCATGTCCGGATACTTTCTCAGCAGCCGCATGGCAGACGGTCCTTTATGGTCCGGGTATGGGCGTTCATCCTTGTAGGTCAGGGTATGCCAAATAAGAACACTTCTACGCCCCTCTAGAAACGTAAGACCAGCTTTGTCTTCCGTTGGATTCATACCCCAATGACATCCCGGTAAGATTTGTAAGTTACTGGACTCAGCTAATGTATTGACCCCACATTTGTCTGCTAAATCAATATTATGCTGTGGCAGGTCATGTTGACCATATATAGTCCAGAAAGTGAACGGCAAATGCCTAATTGTATGTGTAAGAAGTTCTGGTGTTGGTTTCCAATAATCGAAAAGATCACCAGCATGGAAAACTGGACAATTGTGTTTACGTTGCAAAATCTTTATGAATTGTACCTTCATCCATTGTGCTATCCAGTAATTATCAGTCCTAGCACGGGGAACGGAGGAACGCAGGTGCATATCTGCACATAGAATTGCGTCTGGTTTTTTATTTTTCTTAGTCCTTTCCATGGAATTCTTTTGTTTTGACTGTGTATTGTTTTCCATCCAAGTCTTCCATTGTAAGTTCAATACTGATTGAGTCATCTTTTGGGAGATTGATAACAATCTTCACAACACCAACTATTTGTTTCCCTACTGCCATAATTATTTTTTCAGATTAGTATTACATAATGGACACACCTCCGGGAATTCTTCTTTAAATCGCTTCTCCCATTTCTTGAGGGAGTGATTCCAATCACCCAAATCAGCGTCAATACTTTCTATTTCGTGTAGTACTCCTGCAATCTCGGCAATTGGGCCACGCTCCAACGCATTGCGTTTAGAAATCAGATCCAATATCTTGGTTACCTCATCATCCATCTCAAGAAATACACCCCAATCAGCAATGTCCGTATCAATTGATTTTATCTCCTCGATTAGGGCCCCTAATTCCGATACGTTTGCTGACTTTGTGTTGTATTGTTTTCCCAGCTGTTCCAGTGCCTCGACTTCGATTTCAAACTTCTCCAAGTGGGTATAATCCTCCAGCTTCTTCTCAGAGGATTCGATGTTCATGCCATAGGCTTTGATATTCTGATCAATTTGCCTGATTGCGGAATTGATATTTTTAACACCTTCATCGATCTTATCCAACTTGGCCACACGGTTAAAGTGTTTGGCCACCTCACCCGGGCTGGTTTCTTCTGCGAGAAGGAAGGGACCGGCAAACTGATGCTGCAGGTTGATAGCACCTATATTGAGTGCCCGACGTATTTCTTCCGGGACATCTGTCTTAAATGCTACGAATTCCTGCTTCATCAAGTGATAGGCATTGTATGACTTATCTTTCGTTCGGGTGATTACAGCACCGTCATCAGTAATCATTACCAATTCCATGGGCCCACCCCAGTTGCTGATAAACTCATCTCCTGATGGCCTGTTATCTACCAGCATACGAATACCCCGGGCAATAGAGGATTTGCCGGAGTCGGACTTGCCTATAATCACATTGACACCTGGATCAAGGGTAATTAAGGTGCTTTTGTGACTTTGGAAATTTTTTAGAGAGAAAGATTTGATCATAATATCCTGCTTCTTTTAATGCTATTATCATTTGTTGGTAGAGTTCTTCTGCTACTACGCGGCAGTCTGCTCTAGGTGGTCGGGCAAACATACCCAGTAACACTCTGCGGTCACCCGCTTTTATTGGGAGGGGGTCTTTACTTTTTTTCATTTCTGGTATCTATCTAGTAATTCTTTTACTTCCTTATCCATTACAGTAATTCCCCAATCTACTCCGGCTAGGAAAGCTGCTTTTTTGACATGATTTATACGGGGAGTACCATCTCTGTTAAACCCTTCCTGAGCATACAGAGAGGAATCATTTGCAAGTCTTTTTTCATGGTTTGATCTTTTCATTTCCAAAATTTTATTACGGGTGATTGTTCCATTGCTACAAAGTGTATTGCCAGGGCATCGGCTATGGCTTCGTCTTTATACTTGACTCCTGTGGCCCAGTTTGAGTAAGTCGCGTCCATGGCATCTATCATTTCCTTTTTAGTGGCTGAGAGCTTCCCCAGTACAGCTTTTTTGGCATCGCCTTCACTGTACCATTCAATTCCGATGTCTTTCCAATCCGAGATCGTCTGCAGAACACCCGCTACCATGCCAATCATTCTCGCAGCTGATGCGTTTTGACTGCCGTGGGGAAGTTCTGCCAAGATGTAATTTACACCATAAGCTTCTACCTGCTTTTTAAGGACGCTGTTGATCTCGCTAATCCTGCGCATGGTATCATCCCCTTTGCGTATACGGCGTTTCTTTTGCTCCGGTGCAGTCTTTATACAACCGGCTTGCATAACGCGTCCTGCGTGGTCTAAAATGGCCCATCCCCATGCCGTGAGACTGGGGTCATTTGTCAGGATCGTGAATGTGTTCTTGCGTTTTGTTATTCTTTCCATTGAGTATTTTATTCATTAGTTTAAAAAGGGCATCATCATCAAGGAGTTTTTCTTCCAACCACTCCACGTACTCTTCCATGTCGGACTCGTCCTTATCAAAAGACCAATCTTGAATACGTACTCCGGTTTCTCTGTGGTATTCCAGTCTAAGTTCCTTCATACTTAACCTCCATTTTAATAATAAAATCAAAATTTAATATGGCGCTTATGCGTTTATAGGGGGCCTTGGGGAATTCATTATATACCCGTAATAATTGTGTCTCGTGTATTAATTCAAACTCAGTACATTCAAAGAAGTCTGGTGGATGAATAGCATTTGGATCCTCATACACAACATATAGTGTTATCATCTTTTCTTGGGTTTACGTTCAGATTTAAATTTCTCCTCGATATCCTCCCACAAATCAATCACTTCTTCCCTGAGTTCGTCTATGTCATCATCGTCTTGTTCAACCATGTCAATAGACTTTTCAAGGCTTTGGTGAAGTTTATTACCATTCAGTGTGTATGTGGTGGAGCCATTATACTTTTTAACGTACTGCAGATTCTGGCGAATATCATCTATGCCGTAATCAAATATAATGGTTACCGGAGCCGTGCCCATTGGTTTCCATACCGTGGATTTAAATACCTCCACCACGATATTGACACCCACCACTTTCTTAATTGGTCTGCCCTTGTGGGTTTTCTCCCTGTACATCTTAGCATCTTTATAAGCATACTCTGTTTTCAGACGCAGACTGGAGTAAAAGCCAATGGCATGACCACCAGGACTTTTGGTCTTGGGACCAAGCTTGGCCATAGTGTCCCGGATTTGGTTGCTACAGACCATGAGGTAATTCTTCTCGGTGATCATACGACACGTACGCCGCAGTTCTTGGCTGAACTCCTTACCCCTGCGTCCTCCCATTTTATCACCCACATCATCCTCCATTTCCATTTCTGTAGACAATGCCGCCAAGGAATCGGCAAAGACACCGTTTATTACATCCGGATCCTTCGGTTCCCACTTACGCACACTTTGAAACACCTCTGGTACGAGATTAGGTCTGGAGTATTCGGCATCATCAAGTTCAAAACCAAATAGCTGTGCAAACTGCTTATTGAGTCTGGCTTCCGGATCATGGAACATGACCTCACCATTCTGATTCTGTACATTACCAGCTATCTCGGTCAACAGAACCGTCTTACCGGTACTGCTGGGACCAAAGATCTCCACCAGAATCCCTGCCGGAATCCCACCACCTCGGACTCGTCCTCCTGAGATGGCAAGATCCAGCAAGGTAGATCCTGTACTAATCATCTTTGTAGTGTCCCCGTCTAACTCGGGCTTCTTTACACGGACCTTGGTATTTGCTACCTTGTCCTTGACCTGCTTACTTAAGGAATTCCCTGTTCTTTTCATATACTCGTTCGATTATTTTTTCTGCAATTTCCGGATCAATCTTTTGCTTTCTGGCATACCTGGAATCTTTACGGGATACTTCCGCTTCCAGTTCGTTCATGAATTCGTTGAAGTCAGGCTCGGGTTCATTCTGGGATTTGGCCAATTTTTGCTGACTATACCACACCTCATCCACGCGCTCCACCACTTGATCGATCAGGACTTCCTCGGGTTCCTCTACTGTGGTATCATCGATCCAATCCCCTATCACGTCCCGTATTATTTTGGTTCTTGAAAGTCCCTTGGCCAAAGAGTACAATCCCAGATAACGCAGTGATTCAACTGGTAATTTCAGTATGAATGTGTGCCGTGGTTTTTTCCTAATCTTCGTCCGTAATAGAGGCATTACTACAACGTTTTGTTAACGTCATTGCAATCATCCCAAGAACTGCACTTTTCACAGTCATCAAATTTGTCCAGATCACTGCCGAACTTGTGTCCATATGGGCAGTCATTGTCAGGCTCTTCCTTCTCCTTTGGTTTACGGGATCTGCGGGTACTGGTCTTTTCCTCAGGTTCTTCCTTTGGCTTGCGGGAACGACGCCTTGTGGGCTTTTCATCTTCAGCGGGTGTTTCCTTCTCTTCAACAGGTGCATCTTCCTTCTCTGACCTGCTGCGACGCTTGCGTGTGCGTTCAGGCTTCTTATCCGGATCTTCAAATTCACCGTCACCAGCATCACCACCTTCAGCACCCATGAAAAGTCTTTCCACTTCCTCATAAGTTCTGAGGCTTTTGGTAATGATATCATCCAGGCTGGGCAATTCCTCAATCTCTTCCCATGTATACCCGTCCTTACGCTCATTGAAATCGATTCGATTGGCCTTACAGAATTTCTGACCACCGAAACTATCTCGTTCCCAGCGTACATTAAGGGTCATACCTTCCTCGGGATGAGCAAAGTTTTCATAAGCAGTATCCTCTTTCAACTCGGCATCCAATTCCTTGTGGAAGTTGAAGTAGGATATATCCAGGATATGGAAATCATTTTCCCAATCCCTGTGCAGAGGCACGACATAATACAACATCCGGTCCCGGGCCTTGAGTGCTTTGACCTCTTCTTCATTGACCTCGTCACCCTGTGCCGCGAGTTGTTTGCGGTATTCACAGATTGGGCACTTCTGTCCCACTGATTCCAAGCACACAACCGTGTCTTGATCTGGGCCAATACTTCTGTGGATCTTGAACGGACGACAATACCAGGGGTCACCTACCAAAGCTTCTTCATGATCTACATCCCGGTCCGGGTGGTTCTCGTCATTTACGATGTAGGGAATGATGTCCAAATCAATCTTACCAGGTTCTGGCGTATACATTTCAAAATCACTCGGCATCAACAGATAACTGAATGAACGTTCTCTTTCACGCTTGTCAACGTTGTGGCGTACTTTGCCTTTAAAACTGAATTCTCTCTTCTTTGTCATAATTTAAATATTTAGGTGTTTTTTCTTTTGAGGGATCTTCCAACCCCCCTGTTAGTTTGCGTTCTATCGTGCTTCGCCTTGGCCTCAAAGGAAAGATCCCTTGGCATTTTGGGACCGGCGAAGTATTGTTGTCCATGGAGTAAGATCAGACGCTCCAGCATGTCCTTACGGGCTGCAACGGCCCTGACCGCTCCCTTGGCTACATTGTTTTCAAATTTGGTATCGATATACTCGGCATTCATCTTCCGATACACCACGTCCTTGATTATGGTATTCATAACCACAGCTTCCGTGACCTTGTCGATATCATATTTGTCAGGATCCGATCGGATAGCTTTATCCAATTCAGCACGTTTTAGATCCAAGTCTTCCCGGGACAGTTCCTCATCCCTTTGCAACTCGGCCTGTAGCGTGGTGTATTTTAGCATCAGGTCTGCCTGATCCAGGCACTCCACATCAAGTGCGGATTCGTCGATTCTCATGTCTTCTTCATACTTCATATTAATTCTTTTTAATGTCAAATCGTGATTTTTTGCCTTCTTTCAGTCCAGCATTGTAACCTTCTGTGTGGATGCCATTAATGAGTTTTCCCATCGCCCCCATATAATACACTATTCGTGCCGTCTGGCTGGTGAGTTTAGCTGATTCTTCTGAGATTTTGAAAAACCTGTCTATGTACTTATTCTTCCATTCATCTTTCATTTGAGTTGCCCTTTTAAAAGCGTTTCAATTGCTTTTGTCAAATCTTTGAAAAAGACGAGGTGTCCCCCGTCATGTTCAAATCTGGTTGATCCACTAAGTTCAGTCAATCCATAGTAAACAGTGAAGTTAACATCTACACCACCTATCAAAAACTCCTTGCCTTCCGGCGTGGATACATCAAGATTAATTGGATAAATTGAGTCAATTTTTATTTTCATATCTATTATTGTTCACAGTTTAAACTTACAGCACCGGTAATTGCGAAAAGAATAGTGCAACCAATTCCATCATCAACAGGAACAGTCAGTGGTATTTCTGTTATCAATCCCTCAAATTCAATGGAAGTTAAGTCAGGTATTAGGATTTCATATTTTTGAGCAATATCACTTTCAAAATCGGATTGAATAATGTCCCAAGTACCATTTGAAAAAGCTGCATCTATTGATAATGTAGTAGATCTTCGATATCCTGCAATAAATTCACGATATCCGATACCTGAGTCAATTGATGAAATCTTTATTGGTTCAGGTACAGGTAATTCAATTGCATTCACGTATGCAATATCCATCCAAAAATCACCTGTTGGGTCGAATTTGCGTAATATAGATACGTCCCCCAAAGGCTTTAACTTTGTGACTTTTACTTCTTTTTCCGGAAGTTTCTCAGTCTCTTTGGAAGCAAGGACTGACGGTGTTAAAGCTGCCAATGTTCCCGCAGCAAACGCCTTCTTAAAGAATTCCCTCCTACCCAGTTCTTTTTTAAAATACTTTGCCATTGATTAAGATATTAAATAATTTTATGATCCTTCTTAGAAATCCACTGCGAACCGTTCCCTGTATCGATGCGGATCTTGTCGTTCCTGATATCCTTAACAACATACTTTGTATAAGAATCTAGAATGTTTTTAAAAAGACCATCATCACCGACTTTAACTATCTTCTGTGCCTTACGGTTAATGAAATACTTTATCAAAAGCCACGGAGATGTTATTATGTAATAGATAACGTCAAGTAGAAATGTTAATAAATTAAAAAACAATACAAATAGTTTCATAGCTATGCAGTTAGTTTATACTTTTCTTTTTCAGCCCAGCTTCCATCCACCGGACACAGTTCTGCGTCGACCTCCAGTGGCACCATAATCCACTTCCATGCCTTGGGCAGAAGCTTTGTCGTGACCTCACGTGCAAGTTCAGCGACCTGGACCAGTTCCTTGGGATCTACATCAAATAGAATCGCGTCGTGGATCTGGCCCAGCAACCTCGTGTTCAGATTCAACCTCTGGAACATCTTATCCAGTTCAATGTATGACCACAACAGGCAGTGGAATGCGGCACCCTGGATGGGATAGTTGGTGACTTCCTTTTTGTTCATTACACCACTGCAGCGGAAACCTGTGTGGTAATCTATAAATCCCCTGCGCTTGTAGATGTTCCACATCCTACGCCGCCACATGGCATACTCCGGGAATCGGTTGTTCCAGAAATCATGTTCGATTTTCTCCAGATGTGTTTCAAAGGATTTTATGGATTTTATTCCACTGTCTCTCAAATGGGTACCCAGTGTCGTACCTCTATCATCGATGCCGACACCGGTACCGTCTTTAAATATTCCATTTGACAACTCTCCCCATTTGACAGCCATATCTTTTGCATTGTGAACATAGTAATCTCCGTAGAACTGTGGAAATACAAATCCGTTCTTTGCTGCAGCCCGTAGGTATGCATGTTCTTTTGATCCATTGTATTCCAATTTAAAGATTTCCTCCATGGCATCCCTGTGCATATCAGTAGAGGGATCTTTGATATAACGTAACATATTCTCATCCTTGTGATAACAGGCACCCACACGTACCTCCAAGCTGCCGTAGTCGATCTCCAGTAGCTGATGACCACGCCTTGGGTAAATGGCTTTTCTGACCAGCTGCATCGACTTCTCCTCACGCTTGGGGATGTTCTGGAAGTTGGGCCGGTCGGAACTGCTGCGGTAAGTGGTTACCAGCTGCAGGTTGAAGAAGGGATGAATTATGCCATTGGTTTGTTCCCTGAGGAATTGATCGAGGTAGGTATCCCTGTTCTTTTTCAGCTTACGCATGGCCAGGATCATATTCAGTTCCGGGAGATCCAGTTCCAGCAGACTCTCTTCATCGGTGGAGCCCTTCTCGGTCCCGGTCAGCTTTGGTGGCTTAAGACCCAACTCATTATATAGATAGTTACTTAGTTGCACAGGTGAATTGAGATTTATTTCCTTGTCCTGGGACTTCTGCCACCGCTGGTAAAAGTCGGTTTCCTGCAATCCGGTCATGGTCCAATTGATCTGCTGGGACAGGTCAGCCTTGGCCTGTTTGACATAATCTACATCCACACGAATCCCATGGCGTTCGGCACGTCCCATGGCTAATGATCCATCGTGTAGGAGGCGGTAAGCTTCAGCCGTCTGTGGGTGTAGGTTCATTTACTTCGGTTTCGAGATACATATTTTTTCAATTCTTTTATTCCCTCAGAAGCCTTAAGCAAGGTTTTCAAGTCTCCAATTATAATCTTCCCATCATCCTGCTTTTTAATAAGATGAACTAGGGTTTTTGCGATTGCATCATAATTAGGCTCTTCCGTCTTTGGTTTCAACAGTTTTTGCAATTCCTTATACAATCGATCCACTGGTTCATCATCAATCCTACCTTTAAGTGCATCGATTTGTTTTTGGATCAGTGGAATATCACTCTCAGCCTCCATTATCTGATTGATCTTGCGGATTGTATCAGGACTTTTGTCAACAGCCTTGGCGGCCTTATCTATCGGTCGATCTTCCTTTTCCGGTTCAGGTTCAGGCTTTTCTGGTTGTTGATCTTCCTCTTTATCAGACACATCAGAACCTTGTACTGAATCAGTACGAGGTTCGTCTTTATCAGGTTCATCTTCCAGGTCTGTTCTTTTTCCCGACTTACTTTCAGCCGCATGAAACCACTGAGCAATGGCGTGGATCTCAGTATTGGTAAAGTCCTTTCGAATGGTGTTTTCCTCCATCTCCGCTGTACGCTTTTCCCTATCATCAAAATCAGTAATGACATTGCATGGGATGGTATCCTCATCCATTTCCACAAACACCAAGTAACGTCTGTATCCGGCAATCAGATTATACTCTGTATCCACTACAATGGGCTGGAGAAGACCCAACCTCATAATACTGTCGGAAAGAGTAGAGAGGTCACCTACGTCTTTACGAAAGCGATCACCAATCTTGATTTGTTTTAGTTTTACTTCTTTCATAGTGTGTTATTATTTTAACAATCTACGATCCTCACGCGCTCCATGATTGTATATGCGGATCAACTCATCTTCAAATTGAGGAAAACCAAGTGCACCCCTAAAATTAGATACATCATTACTATCTAATTTTCTCAACATGTATTTTAAATCAAAAGGATCCCCATCAGTTTGTCTTAACTTCCGAACTGATAGATACGCATTTACAAATTTAGAATTTGGGGTTTTATGCTTATTACCACCTTTTCTATTAGCAAAGGCTCTAAAAATTCTTGACCAACACATTAAAAGCTCATCAGCACGTTCCTCAATTCGCGCAAGGCTGTATGTTGGGATTTTTAATTCACCGTCCCTAAATACTTTTGTATCTGATCCACCACCTTCAACATTGCGTCTATTAAAGAGCACAGCCAACATTGCTGAGTGCCCTATTGGGTACTTATCAAGCAATTTTTCGTATAAAATGTATGAATCAATGTGCAATGTGACATACATGTGAAGAAATTGCTTCCAAGACCAATTTGCCCTTTTCGTATTTAAAGATTGTGTGATTACTAAAAGAGCCAAAGTAAATGGCAAAAGATAAAATTGGACAGATATGTCTAAAGATTCACAAGCGAATAATCTGTTTTGTCCATCAAGCACAAAATACTTACCATCCCTGAGTGTTACTAAGATGGGCATAAGCTGTCCTTTACTTTTCATATCTGCCAATAGATCGTTCATCTGTGCTGTGCCCGTGTACAACTCTCGATTACCCTCAATAAAATGGAATTGTGAGTAATTTTTTGTTTCAAAAACTTTTCCATAGATTCCGGAATGAACCTGTACCCAATCAGCTGGTATGGTTGGTAAGTCTCGCACTAATACGTTGTCATTTTTCATGATTTGTTTATTTTTCGTTACTAAAAAGGGAGGAAGCTATAGTTCATCCCGTTAATTTGTTTCATCGCCAGCCTGAATTCGTATGCTGCGTCATAAGCACAGTACTCCATGAGTTTAGTCCGGCCCTGTCTGGTTTCTGTCAGTTCCCGGGTCTGATTAAACGAGTTGGCATTTTTATAGTCGCTACCCACCAGGTATGGATGGATCTCGCTGTCGTAATCGATGATACCGAAATTGACGTAGGTCTGAAACTTCAGACTGGTGATACCGGATCTGTTATCCAGAACATGTGCGGCCAGCATACTGTCAAACTCCCAGCTGACTGGCTTGGCATTGAACTTAACCCGGGACCAGGTATCCTCATATTTCATATTGTGAGCCATCATCCCGATCATGGGATTCTCAAGCAAGTTAATCAATGGCTGGCGCTCATTGCGTGTAGGTGGTATCATGAAGCTTAAAACCTTGTTCTCATCCACAGCCACGGCAGCACAGACAATCCTGTGCCCCGCAGCATAAGGTTTTAGGCCAGTGGTTTCAAAGTCAATAGCAATCAGATCAGTTTTTATAACATTCAACATTTCAATCTCATCATAGATAACTTCAACTTTTTTAGGTTTGGGTAAGGCCTTATTTACCAGATCAAACGCTTTCTTGAGATCTTCGGACCAGGTAAAGTCAGCACTGCCATCGTCCATGTGGCTGATGTAACTGGGATGAAAGGTGGGAACAATCCAACAGGCAAGATCCTGATCGGGAATTTCCCATCCTCTCCATTTTGTAATACCTCCCAGATCTCTTTTCCATCTCTTACCGATCACTGACTTCAGGGCCGTTGCACCCAATAGGATAATCACCTCTGGTTGGAACTTGTCAATGGCGGGATTGACAATGACTTCCCTGCAGCAGTCTATCTCGAAGTTCTTGGGATCACGGTTTTTAGGTGGGCGACAATTTATTGCGTTGAGAACGACACAGTCCTCGAACAGATCAATACCTTCTCTTTTAAAGAAACGACGCAGCAGCTGGCCGGTCTTGCCTTGGAAGGGTAGACCCCGGTCATCCTCCACTTCCCCGGGAGCCTCACCAATGACCATTATCCTCTTACGGAAATTGCCATGAGGTTGGATCCTGGGACTGTCACAATACTTGAACAGCTTGCAGGACTCACAGGTCAGGGCTTTCTTATCTACCCTGCGCTTAACCGTTGTTTCTTTGAAGGTGGTCATTTACCAGTCCATTTTGTTTTGAGTTTTTGTAGTTCCTGATATTCATCAAGTATATCTTCTGGCACAGATTTCCCCTGCATCAGGTACATGCGGACAATTTTATAGACTTCTATGTAGCGTTCATCCAACCAATCCCACCATGTTTTCTCCATTTCTGGTATGGGTGGTGGTTTCGAATTACTTTTTTCCAACCAATCTCCAAGTAATTCCCGGGGAAGTAAGTTCCTGTCATCCTTTTTTACAAACTCGGCAAAGGCAACCATCTCCCTTGATTCAAATAGTCTCATAGTTATTTGGCTTTACGAGTTGACTTCTTCGGCATGTTTCCTGCATCCCGCAAATAACCAATCACCTTTGTCACGAGGCTATGTGCTGTGCGTATACCTGGTGTGGTGGTTTTATCCAATACCATCCCAGTCTTCGCCACAAACAATTCCCTTAAGTGTGCGAGTGTGGTATCTGGATTCTGACAGGCCAGTTCCAAGGCAATGGAATATGGTGATTTGCCACGTTCCCAGTTGGTTTGTTTGCGTCTTATCTGAACACCCTCTTTCAATAATTTCTGGACCAGGGCATCAACATCCAAATCGGCTAGGGTATTTTTTGTTTCAGGTACCGGATCAGGTACCGGTACTTCTTCGGTACTTTCTTCCTCTACAGGTGGTTCCTCTGGTTCTGGTTCAGGTTCAGGTTCAGGTTCCTCTTCAGGTTCCTCTTCCGGCTTTTCCTCTACAGGTGGTTCTTCCTTAACAGGCTTCTTTTTCCTGGGCTTCTTTACCTTTTTAGGTTCGGGTTCCTTCTCTGGTTCCGGTACAGGCTCTCCCATGTCCAAGGCAATCTTGGTCCGGGTCACAAAGAGTGCACGAATGGATATGTCCTCGTCAATGTCTTCCCTGTTGCTGGAGAAGATGGCATCACCCAGTGAGGTGCTTTCCACGATCTCACACAGATCATCAGTTAGCTTATCTGTCGGTGCGAGTATGTCCACGGCTTCATGGATCTTTAGCAGGATTTCTTCTTCCTCCCCAGTGGTGGGTACGATTTGCTCATCAGCTTTTAGATTCTGTACCTCACCATCTAAAAGTTCGTTCAATTCATTGGCAACCAGTTCCAGTTGCTCAGTAGTTACTTTTGTCATTATTCTATAGGTTTTAAATTGAATTTGTAATCAACAATGATCAGTTCACCCTCAATGGTTGAGCCAACATGTAGTGTTCCATCTTTAATGGCTTGGAATGTGGGCTTGTGATGTGCCCTATGACCATAGATTACTTTGCTGATGGCAATATCACGACCAACCTGATTGAGTACCAATCGATAAGATCGTGCTTTGAACAAAGGTGTAATGACTTTAATGGTGTATGTATTATACATGTTATTGTTATGGAAAATAACTTTGCAAACAGGGTTGGCCACGCTTCAGGTTCTGCAGCACTACAATTACTTCGTGCTCTGAAAAGGCTCCCTCACGCTTTACCAGTTCATTGATACGCATCATCCCAATCTTCTTCTCCCTGCCGTGCTTATCCTGGTTGAGTCCGTACATGGCCGTGACCTGACCGTACTTTCTCTTGTCCTCAGAGAAGTTTGCCATTGACAGTATATTCTGATCATAACTCTTGGCATCGGATTGTGTGGCGGTAATTACTAATGGCTCTCCAAGGCTTTTATCTTGGGATAATCCTCGGAGATCTTTCCAGACTTCGAATTGCTGGTGACGGAAATCGGTGGTATGGAACTCGGATACTAACAAGTCTGCATAATCAATTATAACGGCATCGGGAACAAAACTAGTTTGTTTTTCCCACATTTCCAAATGAGTTCGTATATTTTTTACAGAAAGTGTTCCATTAACATGTGTGGAAAGTTTGAGATTAGCTTTGTCAGTCATGGTTGCATGAAATTTTTTCTTCGCTTCTGCCATTGTCAGTGGCTTTCCGGCGTTGATCTTATTAATCCACACCGAACCATGACCACGTTTGACCCAATAGTCATCACAGTTATGACAGGATTCATAACCCAATTGCATGTCCTTATTCATTTTCCATGCGTCCTTCAACTGCTCAAGCGTTATCTCGGTTCTTATCTGCTTTTCAGTCCATTCCTCCAACACACCTACTTCAGATTGTCTTTCAGGTTTTTCACAGGTGTTTATTTGGTTCCAGATACAATCCCGGCAAGGTTCCCACATCTCCCCGGTATACTCTTCGATGTTGGATCGCTTGGTCAGATGGACACATACTCGCATGATCTGATCTTCTTCGGACATATCACCAGCCTGGAAGAATGCAACCTTTTTCTTACCCCGGGCAGCGCGTACGGCCATATCCATAAGGAAGAAGGTCTTGCCTCGTTTCTCCGTAGCCATAAACGCTACAAATGCACCACGCCTGAGTTCCCGGTTCCAGTACTTTCCCAGTTGACGTGGGTACTTGATTATAATCTCCTCAGTACGATTGAATGCTTTCTCCACCTTATCCAGTGCCGACACATCTTTAAAGTCTACTTCATTACCAATTTCTTTGGCTACGGGTTTATACTCACTGGCCAGGTTCTCGGCATCCAACAAATTACCATCTAACAAATATCCCTTGATTTCTTCGGAGAAGATCTCGAGATTGCGTGTAGTGAAATGTTTATGGGTTATATCTAGCAGGTAGGTTAGGTTGATTGGTTCTTCTTCGTTGATGTCAGCCAGACCTGGGAGGATTTCATCGGATATATCCTCTGCCATATCATCTTGCAGGGAATCGCGCTTGCTGTGGAATATACTCCAGATGTCTTTGCCTGGTGCTTTGTTATATTGGTTATAATATTCCATGGACCATATAGCCAATAGCTTACAAGCAGGTTCCTCTATTAGCTGCGGATTCCAGATAAGAGTGATTTCACGTAGGTAATCTTCGGAAGTGATCAATCCTATTACGATCTTATGTTCGATGTTCATTCAGTGGGATTGTGGTTCTTTATTGCTTCAAAGATGATATGTGCTATTTGTGGTACTATTGAGTTTCCGAGTGATTTAATTCTGTCCACCCTATTGGATACCCCATCAGCCACTCGACCCACGTCGGGTTCAGTTTCCCACCAACGTTCATACTTAATGCTGTTCCTCCCTGTTTGTATTTCCCCGTCCGGTGTCCAGTATCGTCTGCTACGGGTGTTGGGAACATCTTCACAAACCTGTCCAGAGTCACGCTTTTGTTGGTGTTGTAATTCAGTTCCCCCTTGCTTGGACCGCCCGTGTTCGTTGATTTTCTCTCTATGTGGTCCTGACTCTGTGGTGTGGGAACGTGATGATGTGTACCCGATAATCCAGAGTCTATCCCTTTTATGCCAGGCTTCGATACCGCAAGCTGGAATAATAAACGATTCGAGTGTGTAACCTTCGCCTTCCAGGTCAGCAGCGACAGTCTCGAATGCCATACTGACGAATCCAGGAACATTCTCGAAAACCACAAAGGGCGGCTTGATTTGACGAATCGCTGCAATAGTCGCTGGCCAGAGGTAACGGTCATCTGCCTTGCCTCCTCGCTTCCCGGCAAAAGAGAACGGTTGACAGGGATCTGAAGTTGAAAGGATATCGATTTTGTTTTGGTATGTTTTAAAATTAGTTTCTCTGACATCATAGTGTCTGGTTGTATTTGGAAAATGTTTATCTAAAACTTTATTGCAGAAGGAATCTATCTCACAGGTGAAAACATTTTCAATCCCTGCCCACTCAGCAGCCAATAACCAACCACCTATACCGGAGTAAAGAGAACCGTGATTCATTCAGTGAGACTGTGAATTTTAGTGGAGCCCGTCAGGACATGAATATTCAAATTGCTTGAGATGTATCGAATGAACTTGGCGAAGATGGCGTGGTCTGCAGTGTACAGGCTGGAGTTCATGTCATTGATCCAAGACGCTCCGGACAACCACTCCGTGTAGTAGTTCACCAATGTCCCGGGAGTCGGTACCGCATCATTGTCCTTGGCAGCATCGGTCTGTTTTCGGAGCATGTACCGCCGCAGGGTTACCATGTTCTGTGCCAGGTCCAGGTATTCTGATTCGGAAAGGTCGGGCATTGCTTTCTGTGCAAATTCGAAATACCCGTAGAAAGTACCGGCATAGGATCCCTTGACCTGTGTCCTGATGATTTGTTCTGGTGTCTGGTCCCGTACAGGGGTACTCCGTGATGAACCGTTCTTTCTGTGGTAGGACTTCTCACCACTTTCTACGAACGGGGCAATGTAGCCTTTCCGGACAGCTTCCTCGAGTGAGTGGGTGGCTATATCCACTGAAACTTTAACCAACTCCTTCCGGGAAAGTGTCCGAGCTTGTTTGGTTAATGGTCTGTTAAGTTCTCGCCGGTGCCCTACAAATGCTTCCAGTGAATCTTGAAAGTTTTTATCCTCTTGCCAGTCTTCCGGAAACATTTCCAAAAATTCCGGAAAATCAAAATTTTTAAACTTTTCTTTTACAGTTTTCTTTTCTTCTGTTTTGTTCTCCTTAGTATTGGGGGTCGTATTTGAACTGGCTGGGGGTTGTATATCGTCTAGCTGCCCGTCGACATTGCTCTGGCTCTCACTCTCAACATAACGTATTATATTACTTGCTTCAAGTTTATAATATTCCTTATTCGCCATGCGTTTTGTCGTGATAAGTTGTGAGTCTTTCAATACTTTTTTACAGGCTTTGATCTTATACAGATTCATTCCCGTTTGCTGCATCTGCTCATCATGCACCAGATAAAAATAACAGCCTTGTTCCAGCTGTTCATTTTCCTTGAAGTATTTGTGTTTGTCAATCAGGTTTGCTAATAATACTGTTGGCTCGGGTCCGAACCTTTCCAGTAGTTTTTTGTTGACCATTATATAAGCAGAGGTGGCGAGGATCTCGAATATCTGCTCATCAGATATAACGGAGTGATTTTCTATTCCCATAAGAGTGAGATTTTACATAAAAAAAGAACCCGGGAAGTTGGTTCACGACAGGCTAATGCGGTAAGTTTTCCCAGGTTCTTTCACCAAAAATAAACAAGATCATTGAATCAAAATTTTTTACTGCTGTGAACCATTACAACTATCAACTAAAAGAGAATGCAAATCTAAACTAAAATATAACACAAGTCAAGTGTTTCCAGAAATAGTTTAGAAGATCCACCAAATGATCAAGCCAATTGCTACTATCACTATCACCAGGCAGCCTATGGAGAACCAGTTGGGTGGTAGATCTCTGTATGGTTGTATGTCGTCGCGCTCATTCATTATCGTGGGGCTTTGGTATCATATAAAACATACGTGGGGTTTTCATCCCTGTTTATTAGATTCCCTTTCCATCCACCGGCACCACCAGCAGAAGGGGAGTGCACTCGTTCATACCTGACGTACAGTAATTCTCCCGGGACAAAACCACATGTGTCTCCCCAAATAACATTACATTGCTTGGTGTCAGTGGAGTCCGTCATATAAATTATCATCCGTGCTGTTTTCATAAACTTCCTGGGCATTTGATTGGATGAGTCGTAGTAGGCATAGGGTTCAATGTGAACTTCTTCCCAGTAATCTGTGCCTACTATCTTGTCCATGAAGTTGCAGCTACACAACGACAGGACCATCATTATAATCAGTAGTTTTTTCATAGTTATTGTTTTTTACATGATACTTTTATGGTGATACCACCACTAGATATAGAAGCTGATTGAGCCGCTTCTTTGGCCTCCTTTCGTGTCATTGTACCACATATAACAGACCTTTGCGATCCACTGCTTATGCCTGACAAAGTAGTAGTGCATTCAAAGCACCTTTCTTTTTCACACCCACTAAATAGGATGCCAATTACAAATAAGAACATTAGTTTTTTCATCGTCTGAATTTTTTATGTTTTAAAGATTTGGAATTACACACCCAGGTTTTCTTGGGAGGGTGTTTGTACTTTGGAGCGTTACCCTTACCACAATACCAAATTCCATTGGCTGGGTAGTACGGTATAGTAGATACACTTTTCTGTGTTCCGCAACTGCATAGGCAGATTACGCTTAATAAGAGTAGTAGTTTTTTCATGGTGCTTGATTTATTAATTGTTTAACTAAATAGTCTGCTTCGTCTTGATCCATGCTTCCAGGATCACGTTCAAGCTGGACAATGTGTACTTCTATTTCTTTGGTGTACCCACTCAATTCCAGCTTCATTTTTCTTGCCTGTGCCTGGGCTTGCTCTTCTGGATCATACAGGATGAACACTCTGTCGAATGCGTCCCTGATGGCCCGTAGTTGCTTCCTGGTGTATGTAATTCCAAAAGTGCCTGCAGCTGCTGGTCCGAAACGCCACACATCTGTGATACCTTCAACAATGAGTCCAGTGGATCCCCAGGATTCCTGCTTGCCGTAGAGAATGTGTTTGTGATGAATTTTTTCATACTCCTTAGGACAGGCCTTGTACTTAGCCATTTGCTTGTTGGTGGTGTCCCGACCCTGGAAGGTGACGATTTCACCATCCCACATAATCGGTGCAATGATTCGTAGTCGGTAATCGGCTTCTCCCAGTCTGGACATGGGTCCGGTTGAGCGGAGATCCCACTCGGATTCCAATCTATCTGGATCAAATCCTCTATGTAGAAGGTATTGTTTGTGGTTAGGTAAGAGAGGACCGGTGCTGCTAGGGAATTTGAATGGTTTCTTGTCCCGCTGAAGACGGACCCTAGCCCTGCCATCGTGTCCCCCATACTCTTGAATAAGTTTTTTGACTGTTTTTTCATCGACGTTTAATAGTTTAATTAGTGTATCCTTGGTTTGGAGGCTACCACATTGCCAGCAGTTGAAGTAATCGCCATCCAGGTTGTACCCCAAGTGCATATGCTGCGTCACCTTACAGAATGGACAATCAGTTCCTATCCAGCCAGCCCTCACGTTTTTGTGACCGGCCTCGGCGTAGTCTACGCTGAAGTCATCGTATAGTTGTTTAATCTTCACTGAGGTATTCTTTTGATTAGAGAAACTAATACTTTGCGTATCCACCACCAGATCCTGGCAGGTTTTTTCTCGGGTGGTTCTATGTAGAGATGGTAACGGTTCTCTGTAAGCATGCCATGGATATTTTCTTTCCAGATCATACCGGCTTTACCACCCTCCACACCCCTCATGATCACGTAATTCAATCCCCGTTGTTGGATTAGGGCTTGGCACCAACCATCGGAGTAGTACAGGATAATGGTCCCTGGTTCAAATTCTACTATGTCTTCAATTGTCAGGCTCATAATTATTCAGTTATTGGGAGTGGTTTGATTTGGTTTTTGCTACCAGGTAATATACCTGTCCGGATGAATTCTTTCAGGTCCATGCCAAACAGCATCTTGTCAAACACCATGTACTCCTTCCGGGAATGGCTGATCAGATACACCTTGCCATCCTCCTGCCGGACCTCTAGTTTGGATCGGCAGTATACTCTGGGTTCATATGTTACACTGTGAGAGAATCCGTTTGCAGTCAGCAGTTTGCCGATGTCATTTGATCTTGGGTCAAAATGGATTTTTCGTGCCATGGTTAAATGAGTTTAAGTGTTTCCAGTTTTCTTGTAAAGTCCATACGATCCAGTGGGTGGCAGTTGCAAAGCAATTCTCTAATGTGGAGCTTTTCAAGATGATCCCTGGTCAGATGCTTATTGTATCCATGGATGTGTGTGTACATCAGTTCTCTAATTTCTTTCATGATTCTAAGTATTCGTTTATTAATTCAGTTAACATTGATTGTTGTGGAACTTCGGCACCATCGGTCACCGCCGCAATCACCTTGGCTTTTCGGTCCAGTAACATGGCCATTTTTTCATCGATGGTATCCTGGGCCAGCAGGAAGTGGACCGTGACATTGTTTTCCTGCCCTATACGGAGCAATCTGTCCTCTGCCTGTACCATGTCACCCGGAGTTTGTGGAAGCTCCAGAAACGCGACGTGGCTGGCTGCAAAGAGATCGATGGCCACGCCAGCTGCTTGGATGTTGCCCACGAACAGTTTAATCTTGCCTGATGTTTGGAAACTGGTATAGGCATCCTCCTTCTGTTGGGCAGACATACCACCTACGATTTTTACCGCGATGTCACCGAAGTGCTCCATCAAGTCATGGGCTACATTCCTATGGACACAGAACACAACGAGCTTGTCTTCCACTTCCAGGAAATCTTCTATCCACTGGATGCAGTGTTTAATTTTGCCTTGGATCGCAAGTTGCTTGAGCATCGCGACTTGTACGAGGTGTTGTGCGGCACCAGCTTTCTCAACAGCTTCCTCACCCTTTTTTCCTCGGAGATAATCGATGAAGTTCAACTCAGCATCCCTGTATTCTGTTTTGTTATCCAATGGCATGGGTACAAAGGTTCTGGTTTTTGTAGGCAGATCGGGAAGTACCTCTTTTTTCAGTCTGCGAATCATACAGTTATCGGTCAGGAGTTTGTGCAGTTCCTTGGTGTTGGATGCACCTGTCCAGTCCCAGCCAAAGCCATTGTGCTTTAATCCACAGTACTTTTTATAGAATGGCCATGGTTCGGGAAGAAGCAGGGGATCCACTAGCTTGACACCGTTGTAGATCTCAGCCGGTCTGTTTTTTATCGGGGTACCGGAGAGACAGATGACATGGTCTATGCCCTTGGCCAGTCGCTTAACTGCCTTGGTGCGCTTGGCCTTGTTGTTTTTAATATAGTGACACTCGTCAATAATCACAGCCTTGGGATTTATTTTCTGTAGAAATGGTATCCAGCTGCTGAGTATGTCGTAGTTTATAACATAGATCTCCCTAAAAACATTCTCCCAGTATTTTTTTAGTGTGCTTGGTCCAGGTTGTGTGCCATGGAGAGCTACGGCTTTTGGATCAGCCATCCAGTCCTGGGCTTCCCTCACCCATTTAAGTTTAGCCACAGCAGGTACTACAATCACTGCAGGTCTGAGTTCAGGATGCAGCTGGAGCCATGCCAGTGCTTGAATTGTCTTACCTAATCCCATTTCATCAGCGACCAGGGCCCTGCCACCACGAGACTCGATGAACTCCACACCTACCTGTTGGAAAGGATAGAGCGTTTTTTTCAGTCCTTTAATTTCTGGACCCTGTTTAATTTTCGTGGCCGGTTTAATTTTCGTATAGTTGTCGAATCGGGGATCCATTTCAAATCCCCACTCAGTTAACAGCTTCAAGGCTCCTGTGGTCATGGTACAGGTCCAGCACTTTTGATCACTGTGCCATCTCCTGTCCTTGAGCATGTGCATGTGCTGGACATCAACCTTGTTGTAAGGGAAGCTGATTTGGATGCCCAAGTCACCGGTTGATTTGAATGATATGAGTTTAGCTGTTCGCATCACTATCACTTAACCATTTTGTTGAGTTCAACCTTAACCCTTCTTGCAGTTTCACCTCTCCATGTAGTGGCATTGGATAGGAAATAAACGACAATTGATTTGGCACTATCAAACATAAACTTGTCCTCAACGCGAGTCAATGTAGACATTGCATCAAGGTAAGGTACTGCTCCGAAGTAAACTTTTTTCCAGTCTCTGCGGATCTCGGCAGCGATTTCATAAAGAGGTCTTGTTGCTTCCATTGTGTTTAATTTTTGGTTATTCAAATGTTTTCTCATATGCATCATCTAATCCATTCCACAAGGCAAATTCCGATTTAGGCCATACGAATGCGCCTGTCAATCCACCGGGAACATCACCATGTTCCTTGAGATACTTTGCAAATGCACTTGGTGTTACATCGTTTCGATGGGGATTACACTTGCGGTAATTCTCTTTGAATTTAGTCCATACCTTCCTTTCACGTAGAAAGGATTCAATTTTGGTTCTTTTCATGATCTTAATTTTTCCTCGTTTTTTTCCTCCTGCTTAAATTGCTTCTCCAAGTTGTATTTGGCCACATCTCCTGCGTTGTATTCATCCCGGTACCCATCAGCATAGACTACCAGTTCATAATCGCAGATGAGGCACTTATAGCGTGTGCGACGGTATGCCTGACCTGTTCGATTTTTTCTCCTGGGCAGAGATTCAACGAACTCCATCTCTACTCCCACGCATATTATACATGTTGGTATTACTTTCATGATTATTATATTGTAAAATTAAATTTAGGATAGGAATAAATTTCATTTGTAAGGCGATTAACAATCTTATCAGCTGCGGCAAGCATCTCCGTATCATTTGGATCTCTGGCGATTTTTTCTAGTATTGCATTCCGATAACGATTCAAGGCAACAGCAATAAGAACAACTTCCTTGTAATGCAGTGTCGTATGAATTTTTTCATTGATTGTCATAGCTGTTTAATTTTAGAATAGTTCGAAAGTTGCTTTTTGATAGCCACATTCCGGTTCCCAGCAACCTTTGCATGCACAGGGGTACCCATGTTCTTCAGTGAATGGAGCAGTGCACAGTGCACAAATCTCACCGTCTACGATCATATCAGATATTTCTCCCATAACTGTTTAATTTAGATTAATGGTAACATTCGTGAAGGGTCATACCCACGACCGATTTTTTTATACGCGGTAATGAGATCCTTGCAGAGTTCATGACTATCCTCATTGCGCCCATCAAACCTGTACTCATCGCTGGCAACATATTCCATCCACTTCAGGCATAACCTTGTGAATGATTGTTGCAGCGTCCTGTGCTCCCGGGACATTGCCTCGTTGAATCGGTCACCTTCGAGTGAATACGTATTTACAAAGTCAGTGATTTCTTCAACGAATTTTTCTAGGTGATTTTTAGTGAATGGTGAATTTTCCATGACTGTTTAATTTTTATTCACAGGACAATTCCCATGCCTGTACATTTTCATGAATATGATGTGCAATCTCTTCTGAGTTCATGTCGTGGTTCAGATTCTCAATAACAAACCAAGCCAGTTTTTCAGGGTCATTTAATTCTCCGTCATTTTGTTGGCGTAATTCAAATGCACTGACACCATACGCCCGTTGACAATACTTTTCAGCCTGTCCCAGCATAAATGTACGTGGC